TGTAGGAAATGGCACTGTCGCGGTAGTGATTCACCGCCCATGCCATCGATACGAGCAGGAGAATGATGACGGCGCAGATGATTGCAGTGAATCGGCTCATTTCTGGCCCCACTCACAGACTTCACGCTCAATCTCACGACGAGTGATCAGCCCTTTCCACTGCTTGCCACCGGCATACGTCCAGCGCTGCAACTCTTTACAGGCACCAGGCACATCACCGGAGTTAAGTTTCTTCAGTAGCGTGGAGCTGGCAAACGCGCCCGATCCGACGTTATAGGTGAAGGAGTAGAGTGCCGCCCGGGTAGCATCTGGGATGCGCACCTTAATCAGCGGGTCGATG